TGGTGACTTTACCTACCGCGACGTAACGCCTGAGTACATCGAGGACTGGCAGGTCCACAACCAGAAGGAAGCACTCATTGACCGTAAGCCGAACCCTGACGGGTTCGTCCCTGCCACGATGGTCTATGACGTAAACCGTCCACGTCGTGGTGTCTGGGTCAATCCGCCTGAGGACATCATCAGCCTGCAAGAGATGGTGAACCTTGCACTCACGGACACTGAGTTTGCAGTCGCCCATCAGAAGCAGAAGACGCTTTTCACAAACGCAACAGTCACTGGCGGTCGCGGCGGCGGTCAAGCCAGCCTACGTGGCATTCCACACGCTGAAGAGGGCTACACCCCACCCGGAACTGCCTACCCATCGAACACGACTGGCAACTCAGCCTCGCAGATGGGCGGTCTCGGCAACGTCGTGACCGTTACGACCGGCGACCCATCCACCGCACCGTTCGTCAAGTTTGACGGCCCTCAGAGCGATCTACAGCAACTCAATGGGGTTGTTGAGTCACTCGCAAAGCAGGTGGCCTACGACTGGTCAGTTTCGATGCGTTCGGAGGGCTCTGGCAAGGCTAACTCAGGCTTCCAGATCATCGTAGAAGAGATGGACAACCTCCAACTCCGTGAGAAGCGTGCCCAGTCCATGCAGGCTGCACTTCGCCGCTTCTACGACGTTACCCAACGCCTCTACCCGACCCTGACCACTGGCCGACTGCGTGCGAAGTTTGCACCGCCTAATCTGCCGGTCAATACGACTGAGCAGGAGCAACTTTGGTCTACCCGCATCAGCGAAGGGCGTGCCTCGGTGCTCGACTACTTCCGCGAAGTGCAAGGCCTCAGCACTGAAGAGGCTCAGGAAAAGATCACTGAGATCCAGACCGTCAACGCACAACTCGGCTACTCGGTTCAACAGACAGCGCTCGAACAGGCTACCTCCCCGCCGCCAGCAGCAGCTAACGCAGCAGCGTCCGGGCCACCAGTCGGAAAACCATAACTTCGCCCTCCCCGCTGTAAATAGATGCACGGTGCCATTAGGCACCAAAGCACACATCGATGGAGGTCGATAAATGGCTGAAGCCAATACAGAAAGCAACGTCTCTGGAGAGGGACAAGAGACTGTCGACGCCCTAAAGGCTCGACTTGGTGAAATGGAAACAACGCTCAAGTCCTTGAGCGACGAAGCGACGAAGCATAAGAACATTCGTCGAACAGTCGAAAAAGAACGTGATGAGTTGCGTGCCAAGACCAAGTCAACCGATCAGTCAACGGAAGACTACAAAGCCCTATGGCAGCAGACAACCGAGAAACTGACAAAGGTCCAGGAGAGGACTAAGACTGCAGACATTCGGAGTGCGCTCACTGAGCAACTTCAAAAGTCAAAGGTCGCCAGTGACAAGTTTGATGCCGCTTTAGACCTCGTAGATCGCTCACTCATTGAGTGGGATGAGGAAGCCGGAGTGGATCGTCACTCAGTTACGGCTGCAGTTCAAAAGGCCAAGTCGAAATACGGCTTCCTTTTCGAGATGACTGTAGCAGCAACTGATCCGAAACAAGCCGGTGAAGGCGGGATCAAGAACTCGATTACCCGAGCCGCATTCGATGCACTAACTCCAACGGAGAAGGTCGCAAAGGTCAAGGCAAAGGTCCAGATTACTGACTAACTCTCAAAGGATTTCAAATGGCTAATACCCTTACCGGCCTCATTCCAGTCATCTATGAAGCGATGGACGTCATTCCACGCGAACTGATCGCTGGTATCTCTGCTGTTCAGCGCGATTCGTCCGCCGACCAAGCTGCCCTGAACCAAACTATCCGCTCGCACGTCGTCCCAACGATGTCGATGGTTGACGTTACCCCAGGTGTCACAAACACCAACGGTATCGCTCAGACAATCGGCTACGCTGACCTGCAGATCACCAAGTCCAAGAACGTTCCGTTCGTGTGGGCCGGCGAAGAGCAAATGGCTGTTAGCTCACAGTACGCTGGCATCGTTCGCGACCAGTTCGCTCAAGCCTTCCGTACCCTGGCTAACGCTATGGAACTGGACGTTGTTGCTGCTGCCGCTGCTGGTGCATCACGTGCTATCGGCACTGCTGGTACTACGCCTTTCGGCACTGCTACCTCGATGGCTGACTTCGCCAACGCTGTTCAAGTCCTTGACGACAACGGCGCTCCACAAGGTGACCGTTCGATGCTCCTGGGCACGACTGCTGCCGCTTCCATCCGTGCAAACCAGACCATTCTGCTGAAGGCAAACGAAGCCGGTTCGTCCTCACTGCTCCGCGGTGGTGATCTCGGTCGCGTGCTGAACATGGGTGTTGGTGCTACCGGTCAGATCGGTGCAGGTGCTGCTGTCGGCACTGGTGCTTCGTACGTCATCAACGGTGCTCACGCCGTTGGCGCAACGTCGATCACTGTCAAGACCGGTACGGGCACTGTCCTCACTGGCGACGTCGTCACTATCGGTGGCTACAAGTACGTGGTCACTGGTGCTGGCATCGCTGCTCCTGGCGCGTTCACCATCAATGCTCCTGGCCTGAAAGTCGCTGCTGCTGATGGCGCTACCGTGACTGTGAACGCTGCTTCTGTGAAGAACGTGTTCCTGCAGAAGGCTGGCTTCCTGCTCGCTACTCGCCTGCCTGCAATGCCACTGGGTGGTGACTCGGCTTCCGACCTCACGGTTGTGACTGACCCGGTCTCTGGCCTGTCCTTCCAAGTTGCTCTCTACAAGCAATACCGTCAGATCACCATCGACGTTGCTATCGCTTGGGGCACGAAGGTCATTCGCCCTGACTATGTGGGCGTTCTGCTCGGCTAAACCGACATACTCGGTTGACGTTAGGGGAGCCTCCCGGCTCCCCTTTCTGTTTCCCAGTAAATACCTCGAACTCGTGGAGACTGTCAAATGGCCCTCGCAATCGTCGTCGAAGACGGCACCATCGTCGCAGGTGCCAACTCCTACATCTCAGTGGCGTTTGCCACTGCCTACCTTGATGTCTGGTATCCAAGCTCAGCCTGGGATGCAGCCGTCACCGCTGCTGATGGCACGGCTGAAGCAGCCCTCTATGCAGCCGCATTTGCACTCGACCGTCTCTATGGTCGCCGCTACCTTTCCGTGCTGCCCCCTGCAAGCACTCAGACCATGCTTTGGCCTCGCTACACGTTCATGGACAACACGTATCGGCTGATCCCGAGCGCCAAGATCCCACAGCCTATCAAAGACGCTCAATGTGAACTGGCGATGCTGTATCTGAACGACGTTGACCTTTTCCCGAACGAAAGCGACAACCGCCTCTTCAAGAACATCGCTCTCGATGTCGGTGTGAAGATCAACAAGACCTACTGGGCCAAGCCGACCGACTCGGAACGCTACGACGGCTTCCGCAAGGTTGAACTGATCCTTTGGCCGCTGATCCAGTCTGAAGATAACACTGGCGCTCGCCTCTCGCTATGAGCCTGAACTACGCATCAATCGCCAAGCAGGTCCGTCTCGCACTGGTCTCGGTCGGGATGTCGGTCACCTTCACGCGTGCTGGCACAACGCTCTTCAAGACTACTGGCATCTTCACTGCGTCTGACGAAACGAACGTAGGTGGTGACCAGATGAGCGGCATCACTATGACGAACACACAGAAGAAGTCACTAATGGTTCCAGGCACGGTGAAGTCTGCTCCACAGGTTGGCGACTACGTAGTCTGCAAGCAGGGCACCTTCTGCGTCATTGACGTAAAGGCGACCAACCCAGCAGGCACACCACTGATCTATGAGGTCACAGTTCAATGATGACCCCTGGCGAAATCGACGGCATCTTTGCAGGTCTGGACACCAAGTTACGCAAGTTCCGTATGGAAGTTGGCATCGAGGTCCGTGCTCGTGCAGAACAGCGCACGCCTGTCGCAACAGGCGAACTGAAGCAGAGTTGGGGCTTTGATCTCAACAAGAACGACATCCGCTTCTGGAACGTCGCACCCTACTCGTCGTATGTCGAAAACGGCACCGAGCACATGGCTCCACGCGGGATGCTTCGTACCACTCTCGTTGAACTGCCAGATATCTGTGAGCAGGTCTCTAAGAAGTTGGGCTTGAAATGAACTACTCAGCAATCCGCACACTGTTGGACGCCCAGGTGGACACCGTAACGGGTCTACCAGCACGCGCCTACGAAAACGAACGCTACGTTGCCACAACAGGCACACCGTGGTGCCGCACTACATTGCTGCCAGCAGAGCCAACCGCACTCACCGTAGGTCCAAACGGTCAGAACCAAGCAAAAGGTCTGTTCCAAGTTGACTTGCTGTACCCACAGTCGATTGGCACTGCAACAGTCAACGCACTCGCTACCCTCATCACCACCGCGCTCAAACGCGGCACTATTCTCACAGATGGCACTAACAACGTGCACGTCGATATGTCCTGGCAGCAAACTGCCTACACCATCCAGCAAGTTTGGTACGTTGTACCAGTCGTTATCCGCTGGTCGTCCTACGGTCAATAAATACCGGCACAAGTTCTAAAGGAGTCACCAAATGACTATCGCTACAGGCGCACGTTCCAAAGTCGGCTACATCGTCGAAACAGTCTTCGGCACCACGCCGACGCTGCCCAATCTCACTGAGATCCCGTTCACTCAACACAGCGTCAATATGACGCGTGAAGAGTACGACGACAACTCCATCCGCTCAGACCGCATGGAACGCTACTCCCTGTCGGGCAACAAGTCAGTCGCCGGTGCTATCGATGTAAACTTCGCACACAGCATCTACGACGTGCTGTTGGAATCGCTGCTGCAGTCCACCTTCACCACAAACGTGTTGAAGACCGGCACCACACGCAAGTCGTTCACGCTGGAAACACAGCACCTCGACATCGCTCAGTACGTTGTCCACACTGGTCTGATCGTCGACAAGATGGAAATGACGATCCCAGCATCGGGCATCGTCACCGCCAAGTTCGACGTCATCGCTAAGGACCAGTCTGCACTGGCTGTCGCCACCATCGACACCGACTCGACCTACACCACTGCTGCTGCCAAGTCACCATTCACCGACAACGGCACGTCGGGCTTCTGCAAGGAAGGTGGCGCTGCTGTCGGCTACATCACGAACATCCAGTTCACTGTAGACAACGGGCACGCAAAGAACTTCACTGTCGGCACCAACGTCATCCGTGACTTCACAACTAACAACGCCAAGATCACCGGCACGGTCACGGTCTTCTTCGAAGATGCTGTGATGTACAACAAGTTCGTCAACGGCACCGCATCGTCCATCGACGTGAAGTTGGATGACGGCACAAACACTGTCGAGATTGCATTTCCGAACGTCAAGTACACGGGTGCTACCAAGACGATCTCTGGCAATGGTCCGGTCACCGTCGCCATGCCTTTCAAGGCTCTCTACGACGCTACCGCTCTTTCCAACATCGTTATCACACGCACATGATTACCATTGCCGATCTTCTACCAGTTCCAGTCGATCTTGAACTGAAGCACCCAGTCTCTAACGAACCGCTGGGCGTCTTCATCAGGGTCGTCGGTCCCGACTCGACCGAGTTCCGTGACGCACGCAATGCCTTCATCAAGAAGCACCCAATCAACAGTGACGCCCCGGATGCGGTCGCCCTGCAGGCTGAGAACGATGTGATCCTGGCATCGCTCATCGTCGGTTGGTCTTCGGATGAGTTCTTCCAAGGTCCATTCACGAAGGCTGCTGCCCTCGCTCTCATCAGCAACCCTGGCTACAAC